AAGTATTTATCTCTCCGATCTTTATGGCGATGGAGTTTTCCGCGCTCTTGTTCTGGAGAGATAAATACTTGCGGTCCGAGTTCGCGGCCAACACCTGTTGGGGAACCACCGTCACTGTCACTGTGCTTGTCGATACGGATACTTGTTCAGGCATGTCTTCCTCCCGTCAGCTTTCTATAAGTACGGCCTGGGCCTTGTAGTGCGGAATCCTCGTCGCTGTCCTGTTCTCTACCTTCATGACCTCGTACTCCCGGTCATTATAGGATACGATGTCACCCTTAGTTTTGTCCTTTTCCATGGTCCTATCGAGCTTGGTTACCGTGTAGATCTTTATCCACTCACTCGTTCGCTGTCCTTCAGGAAGCGACATCGTCTCCTGAGGTGTCATCGGTTGTATGGATGCCCACATGGAAAATGAGACCTCGGCACCAGTCTCGTCAGTAGGAACGATCTCGTCCCCTTCAACCCAATGGCCGCCAACATACCTGCCGGCGGCGAATCTCCTGAAGTTGTACTTACTCCCCATGCGTTCAATGATTCCCATCGTGCCTGCTCCAATGTATGGACCCGAGAAGTTGCCCGAAGTTTATGAGCGTCCGGTTCCCGGGGTTACCGTCGCGGGTCTTCTGGTCGATGGTCGCCTGCGCGTTGGCCGGACTTATGTTAGAGAGTATGCGGTCCTTGATGTCCTTCTGAATCATCTCTCCCATGAGCCCAAGCGCCTGTTCCGTGGTTATATCCCCGCGCATTACTCGCTTGCGGAGTTCATTCGTCCTGCGGATCCACTCTGCCTTTTTGTTGTCGTGCGTCCATCGGATGAAAGACCGTTCCGGGATCCTTCCGTTCGATGTTCCAAACTCGTTGTAGACCGCGGTCTCCCCAAGCGTTGGTACATTAGATTTTCCTTTTCCTTTAGACGTTCCGACCTTCTTGTCTTCAGAGAAGTTCTCCGAGAGTACTCCAACCTTGACGTATGGCTTCTTATGCAGGGCCTTGATTTGCTTCTCCAATGCCTTGCCATATGAGGTGGCCTTGTCGGTCGTCATGCCCTTGGACCTCATGGGACGTATAGAGGACGGATGCCGAGCGACTTTTGCCTGGCGATCCTAAGGTATTCCTGCCCATAACTCGTCAACCCGAGACTGGTCTTCGAGTTCGGCGCCGCGAATTGCTCCGACAGGTCACCAACGCTCTGGCCTGTCAGTGCCCCTCCGGCGCCCTGATTCTGACTAATCTTCAACAGATGCGCGATAAATAATGCGAGGGCGTACCGAGTCTTTGACCCGAATACGCCCTCTTCGACGAAGAGCGAGGCGGTCGCGTTAAGAGCGTCAATGCGCTCGGGGTCCTCATTCGCGAATTCCGCGAAGTGGAGGACGAGGTATTCCTTGTCGACCGGCTCGATAGCCATTGGCTATTCCCCCTTGCCGAATGCTTCGTCAGCGTTTTTAATCTTTTCCGACTGGTCCTTGATGGCCTTGAGCACCGCCGGACGTTTTTCCTTTTTCTTCCAGCGAGTGAGTGATTCTGAATCCATGGTACCATCGACGATGTCGACGGCGATTTTCTGGTCGTACTTCTCGAGTGACTCGATGCGGTCATTCCCGGAATCAGACTTAATGGCTCCGGACTTTGAAACGTCTTCAATGATTTGCAGTTCCCCGGACTTAAGTCTCGACACCACGTCCGGGTTGTCCTTGATCATCAGCCAGTTCTTGTCAATGATGCTGTTCGTGCCTGGCTTGATCAGGACGGTTCCGCCCTGAAAAACTTTTTCCTGGATGCTCTTGCCTTCCGCGTCCTTCGGAGCTCCGACCATCTTTCCGTACTGGATGACCCATGCCCCAGCGTGCTTGTAGTTTACGATCATTTTAATTTCCCCTTTCGGATGATTGAGGGAAGACCCGGACAGGCGCAGCCCGGGTCAACCAGTTACTCTCCTTCGCGGATATTTCCACGACGCCTCGGAATTGTGTGCTTAGTCTGCCATTATGCCGTCGGCATATGCGATTGATGCCGGACGCTTCACGCAGACGCCACCGAACTCCTGGTAGCAGTTGACGACGAACCCAAGCCCCTCCTCCTGGGGAGGAAGCATAGTGAAGTCCTGCGGGATGAACATGACAAGACGAGACGGATCGCGGCGGTATGCGATCATGCGGTCTGTCGTCCCGGAGTCTCCGAGGTTCTTCAGTTCGCGGATCTTCACGAAGTTGACACCAGGGTTGTTTTCCTTCAGGAACTTCAACACGGTCATGCCACTGTCGATGCCAATCTTCTTGGCCTTCAGGATGTTGTAGGCGCGGATCGAAAAACCGACGGTGTCTGGGTTCTCGATGTCCTCGGTGGCCTCGCTCGGGGCATTGATCAGGGCTTCGACGTCCCGCACTAACTGGTCAGCGGTCTTCGTGTCGAAGTGCTTTGACGTTCCGGTGCCGTCGGCGAGCAACGTCACCAACGTCATGTTGGCGTGGTTAAGCAGACCCGCCATATTGTATCGGCTGTCCCCAATCATTGCCGCGGAGTTCTCGGTGCGGAGAGCGGCCTCGCGAGCTGCGGCGGCCTTCTCCTGCTCCAAGGATACCCCGGTCAGTTGGGCACGCTTGATGTCCTGCACGGTGTAACCGAAAGAGTCTCCGATGACGTGTACCTTGGCAGTTTCTTCCTTGCCCAGGATGTCAATGCGAGGAAGATCCTCGGCGTAGTTGGCGATGATCTTGGCCCAACCCACGCGGTCGAAGATCCGGTAGGTGAAACTTGATGCCCCACTTGGAACCTGTGTGTTTATGGGGATGAGCGTCCGGGCCTTAAGTTCCGGGTACTCGACGTTGATCACTTCGGTGAAGATGTACTCCAGCTGGCGGGCGAAGAAAACGGATTCCCCCGCGTCCAACCGCTGCGTGACGATCTTGAATTTACTCATGGCTTTTTAAATCCTCCTTGACGAGTGTGGACTGTCGTCCGTTTTTTTTGCTTACAGCCGGATGTCAATCTCTGCCAGGCCGGCGCCCGTGGTCACGCTCACCCAGTGGGCCTTCTCGCCCAGGTCTGTTGCTTTTGCACTGTCTTCGTCAACCCGGAAGTTGCCTGCGAGTTGGCTCGTGCTGTTTGCGGTGTGTCGCACGAATACGGGCAGAGAAGGATTGACTGCCTGCTCCGAGTAAACGAAGCAGCGGCCGCGTTTCAGCACGGGGATGGCGTCATATATGTCGTGGGCAGGAACGTTTGCTCCAGCCAATCCCAACGTGTTCTCTGCGGTCGATTCTTTGCTCGGGTCCTCGAGCGCGATGCCATCGCATACCGCGTAACTCGTGGTGTTGATGATGTCGGTCGCGGCCGCGGGGAGTTTAACCTTTCCCTGCGTGGTGTCGAAACTCACAAACCGGCCGAACGGGATCTTCGCCGCGCTGAACCGAGAAACGATGTCGTTGTCGCTGGCGTCGGAAAGCTGTCCGAGCTTTCCCATCGCCGGAGCGGCGTCATAGGCTGTCTGGAAATTCGTCGTCATGTTATTGCCCTCCTGATTTTTTTCTTGGGATATTATCCCGTGGTTATTCGGACAGCGGTTGCTTCCACTTGTCCTTGAGTGCAACCTTACCGCCGTTCATGTTCTTTCCGCCCATCTCCTCGCCCGCGCAACCGGCCGCGTCCTTGCGGGCTCCGACTACCTCTTTTCCAAACCCTCCGTCTTCGCTCTCTCTGTTTTCCCGCCTGCTAACCAGCACGTCAAAGTATGCCTTGACGTACTCGTCGCTCTTGCCGTCAAACTTGAAGTCCTTGCTGTCCGCCAGGATGACGGCCTTCATGATTGCGAGGTCGTCCATCGAATCGAACTTAGCGGCGTCTTCCTCACCGGTCATCGGTTTAGCGATGCCGATCAGGTCGACGCGAACCTTCACACGTTCGTTGAACTTTGCGGGATTTTCGAGTTCCTTGATTTTATTCTCCGCCGCATCGGCCCGCCCTTTGGCGGTTTCCAGTTCCTTGGAGACTGCCGGCAACTTTTCGGCGTCTGCCTTGGATGCGGAGAGTTTAGCTTCCGCGTCTGCCTTCCCCGTGGTGAGTGCCGCATTCGCGGACATGAGCCCGGAAATGTGGTCGGCGACTTCCTGGGGGATTTCGAATTCCTTGTCTGAGATCTTGAACTTCATGGTGTTATCCTCCTTGACGATGTTTAGTTCTGAGTCTAGGCGCAGCCGCGCCTCCCTGCCAGCGCGTCCCCTGTCCAGCACCGTTACGTGGTTGTAGCGTCGGTTGCGCTGCACTGCGTCGTACTTCTCCCCGTTAAACTCCCCGGGGGTCATGTCCAGTTCTGCCGTGTACCCGCAGGATATCTCCTGCATGCCATTGTCGATCATGTCGATCGCGTCCCCGTCCTGGATGACGGCATTTGCCGACAGGAAGTTCCCGTCCTTAACTATGTTCTCCCCCGTGAGTCCAACCTGGAATACCTTGTAGTTCTTAGCGTCCAGGAATACCTTCGGGTGGTCCTTCACTGTAACCGGCTTCAGTGCCAGCGTCCGCATGGAATCAGAGTTAAATAGTTCGTCCTCGGGCACGAATTCCTTAAACGGATTCCCGCTCGCGTCATAGTACTTCAGGATCCCTACCTTGGCCGCCCGCATGGGAGCGACAAGGTACCCTTCCGGAGTCCTTTCCGTCTTGTCGAACCTTCCGATGTCGTATCTCGATACTCGCGTCATGGCTTTAAGTTATCACCTCCGTTTTTAAACCGCAATTTATTTTTAAAAGTCTAGTATTGGTTCGGCCTGACACCGACACTGAAAATCCTCTCCCGGATGGCACTTGCGTCCGTCCGCGCTGACCACGGGAGGGTCGTCCCACCGCTGCGTGGTTCCCTCCAAATCAGCATGAAAAGGCCGCACTCTCTCGTCACGAACGGTCCTCCAGGTGTACTCCTTAATTCCGAGGTTCTCCTGCCGCAGGTGGTTCAGGTCGCCGTTGAACTTTCCGACCTGGTCACGGGCAATTAACTCTGCCCGGTTTGTTGCTTTTTTATTAACTCCGTAGTCGCCCTCAAGTTGCTTCTCAATCTCCTCGACCCTTAGGCCCTGGCGGATTGACTGACCAACAGTGATCTCAGCGCTTCGCAGCATGTTCCTCGGTATCGATCCGATAAGCGCGACGTTCGTGTTGACGAACCCGTTGAGTTCGGTCGCGAGCCACGGATCACTTAGGTATACGTCCACCGACAAAGCGGATGATAGGATGCGAGTCATCTGCTTCCTGTTCCAGTCCGCAATCCTCAGACCCTTCGCCCTGATCGCCTTCTTGATCTCGTCGTCCGTGAACTGAGTTCCGACCGTTGCCCTGATGGAGTTGAAAATTTCGGTGAGGTCGTCGGTGTACGCATCTGTCCGACGAATTGATGATGACCTTAAAAGATAAGGCAGGCGCGGAAACAATAAGTTCCGCATCTGCCTATTGGTGAAATCGACTATTGACTTCAGGTACTTTGCGAGGTCTGACTCATATGCGATGGGATGAACCATGCGCGGAGCACGTTTTATCTTATAACGCTCGCCATATGTCCTGGCGAAATTACGCTTATTATTTACCAGCTGCCGGAGGGGTATCACCGGTGCCTCCCGGGTTCTTCGGATCCACTATTCCTGCGGCGGATAGGGTCGCGGGAAGGATCGGTTGCGGGTCCGGTTCAGGGACCGGCGCGTCACCTTCGATATCTGGAAATTCCCTGTGCCTGACCTCGTCATTGGACAAAACGTTGTCGGTTATGTATATGTGCGCGGTGTCGGCCTTGACCTTGTCGATGTCAGCCTGTTCCTTCTCGGTTACCTGCCCTAAGGGAGTGAACTTATAGGACCAGTTATCCGGGAGGGCGCCGTTCGTCGGTCCGCGCTTTGCCAAAAACATGATTTTGAATATCCTGTCCAGCGCCGGCATGAGGTAGGTCTCCTGCTGCGCCTTGACGTAGTCGAACCACTGGGACTCCTCAGTCCTGCCAGTCGCTCCAAGTCCTGAAGGAGACTCATTGAACAAGATGGTATGCGGGATGTCGACCGCGGACTGCAGGCGCGCCTTCATGCGGTCAACCAGGTCGGCGAGTCCCGCCACTGAAGACGAGAAGTATTCTACTTCCTCCCCGTCCTTGTCACATAGGAAAGCCCCGGTTATTCCCCGGGACAAGTTCATCGCCTCTATCCTGATTTTAAGCGCCTCGAGATCGTCGGAGTCAACCATCTCGGAAAGTCCGTCGATCTTATGCACCATGATCCGAAAATCCTGGATGATGTTCGCGATTGATCCGTATGACACACCGAAATCACGAAGTACTTCATGAATCGGAGTGAATACGTCACTTCCCCAGAGTTGGTTCCCATACGACTTCAGGCGAGGGAGATACAGTCCGTCGAACCGCACGATTCGGCTGTGGTGTATCCGAAACATGTTCGCCTTTATTCCGACGGTTCCCTTTGTCATGAGCGTGTAGTAGTCAGGCATGTTGAAATTCGGATCCATGATGTTCGTGCAGATGTCGGCCGAGTTTACCTGAAGTTCATAGCGAGTGAACGGAACAAGTGAAATCAATTCCTTGATATTATTCTCGTCGACCGGTTTGTTGAAGTCGGCCGGCTGATCTCCAACGTTAAGGAACAGGACTCCGCCTCCACACAGTCTCGCGTTGACCCACGACTCTTTTACCTTGGCCTTTATTTTTAGTCGCTTTATGTCCTCATGGACGTCTCCCTGGTCTTCATTGATGTCCGGGGAGTTGAACTTCAGCCACTGCCGCGTGGCTTCCTGCGGGAGAATGTCCACGAGTCGACGGGCCTGACCGTCGGCCGTGTATATATCCTCCGTCTCTTGCTCAGTTAGAAGCCCATCGAAGCTCATCTTCCCGGACATGCGTTTGTCCTTGAACTTCACGCCGATGCCGGTTGCTATGTTCTGCCAACCGTCACTGCGGTGCTTAAACTGTTTTGGAAGTTTTTCGCTCATGATATCACCAGTTCGAACTATGAGTTGATCCCGGACCTGCCTGTACATGGGATGGAGTTCTCGTGGCCGTCGGCGTCTTCGTTACGGTTCTGGTTATCGTGATGGTCCTCGTGGCAGTAGGTGTTGCCGTCGGGGATCTCGTGACTGTCGGAGTCTGTGACGGGCTCGCGGTCCGGCGAGGTGTCGGAGTGAAAGTCTTTGTAGGCGTCGGAGACGTGGTGCATGTATGTGTCGGAGTTGCCGTTGAGGTGAGTTCCATTCCCACGATTATCAGATTTGATATCTTCGCGAATGAAAACCCATACTTGACTCGCGTGATTCCAATGAATGGCGATCCGACGTTGTTGGTTGTCACTGAATCCCGCGCACCCGAGTATGCGGTAAATGTGTTTATCTTCAGGGTTACGATCGGGTTAGATTCCGACCCTATGGACGTCATGACGATGTCTCCTGGAGAAAGTGCGTTGACGAGTATTGAGGACGTATTTAAAAATCCCGCGGGAGTTATAATCCAATGTCCTGATGTCTGCGCTAGCCTGAAATACGCACTGTCTGAAGTTGGGTTACTTCCCAAACTTCTCGGTCCCCATGTGAAACTGGTATTCGTATCAGACGCCATGTCAACGACCGTGAAGTACATGGTGTTTGTCCCTATGTTTCCACCTGCCGAAAGTCTCCAAAATGAGGACTTCGACTGCGAGTTGGTCGTGGCGGTCAGCGCCATATAACCAACGTTCGCGGCGGCCGTGAATGTCACGGCGGACATGGAAGCCGGTGCCGATGTGTAAAACATATCCCATCCGCTCGGAGGTTCACCTGACCCCGTCAAAAAACTGTTCGTGTAAATCGGGTCAGCCCATGCGGACGACCCTATTGCGGATAACGCCGCAATGAGCAGAATTATTTTTCGCATTTTCCCTCCTGGGTTATTATTTAATTTTAAAAATTACCGCCAGGGCCAGTACGAAGCAGGACGTTTTGTCTTAAGTTCGACAGTGGCTGAGATTCCGGTCGCAGTGGTCTTGACATACGTCCCAATCGTTCCCTGGTAGGCAAGGTCTTTGTTCCGTTCCCCAACGAGAATGGTCCAGTAGTAACCGTTCGAGTTCTGCGTGTTCCCATCGCTGCACACCAAGATCTTATACGTGGCGGAACGCTCGAGGATGTCGGCTTCGCTGAACTTAAGCGTTGATCCTGCAAGTAGGGTCCAGGTCGAGATGACTGCAGTGGCGGTCTTCGTTACACCTTCGAGTTTTCCTTGGTCGGCGAACGCGGCATGTGGCAAGGACAGGGAAATAAGCATGATGGGCATGAAAGACATGGCGACGATACTTGCGAAGATCTTCTTCATTGATTTTTTCCTCCAGGCGTTTTCAATGTACTGCTTTATGTCCTGGATTATATCAGCGGGTGATCAAATGGGAATTATAATTTATTTTTTACCAAGTTTTCGGATGTAATTAGGTTTCTCAACTAGGCAGTTGTACACCAGCGAAAATCCGTCCACAAAGTCGTCGTTTTTACCGTTTGGGAACGTGATTAACTCGGAAATGAAGTCAGCGTTCCAGTTCCCCCGGACTATGAACACGTTGCCCGCCTCGCATTGCGCGGACGCCGGTCCGGCCCTTTCGACTTTGCTACCTGAACTTTTAACACCTTTGAACGAATACCCAGAAAGAACATTCCGTTGATAATGACTAGTCGTTGTCTTCCCTGAGCTTCCAGGTTCCTCCTCCTGGTATATCTTGACCTTACGTCCGTCCTGTTTGGCGATGTCTGCCGTTAGAATCTCATTTTCGAAAGGACTCTTCCTGAACCTTATGGCATGCAGGATGTAAACTCGTCCTTCCTTGGTCCTGCCGATCTTCACGCCGGCGGAATAGTCTGGATTTTTTCCGGGAGCGGCCTCTGTCGCAGCTCTGTCCCAACCCCTTGCCATGACCAAATTTTCCGGTACCTCCTCTGGATCTACATACTTGTCCTTGAACCATGCGGCTTTAAATAAGTCTCCCTCTCCCTCCTTCGGGTTTTGAAGATACTGCGCGGTCCATACCCTCGGGTTTTTAAAACTTACGGACAATTTTATCTGCTCGAGTTCTTCATCCGACCAACGTTCCGGAAAGTTCGAGTGACCATTCTCGTCTACGGCCGGGATAGTGAGCACGACCCACTTCTCGCCACCTTCCTCCATCTCCTGAATGAGTTGACCCGATAGGTCCTGAGTATGAAGTCTTTGCTGCACGATGACGATAGCTGCATTCGGTTCGAGACGACTACGGAACGTACCCTTGAACCACGACACGCACTTGTTGTGGATAGACACATTGTCCATGTCGTTCGCATTCGTCGGGTCTTCGATGATTCCGAGGTGACAACCTTTTCCGGTTATTGAACCCCGAGCTCCAGCTGCATAGTAGTGTCCGCCATTCGTGGAGTGAAAACGTTTGGCTGACTTAGAGTCCTGGCGCAGGCGAACCTCGAAGAGTTGCGCATGTTCCTCCGAGTTGAAGATGTTTCTGATCTCGCGTCCGAAGTCTACCGCGATGTCCGCGGAGTATGAGGCGTGAATTATTTTTCGTCTAGGGTTTCGGGACAGGTACCATGCTGGAAAAAACTGAGATACCCACCAGGACTTTCCGAACCTGGGGGGCATGTTTATGATGAGCCGTTTTATCTCTCCGCGTTCCACCTTTTCGAGTAGATCTATCATCTCGAGATGAATGTCCGGGAATAGACAGTATGGGTTCAAGTAAAGACCGTACTCCGCGAGGCTGGACCTGGCGTTGTTGCGCCGTTCCATCTCGTGGAGCAGGTAGGATTCCTCTGACAGAAGTTCTGTTCTATTTGCCATCACTTTCCTGCAGGTGTTTCTTTTCCTTCGCGATTTCCATGAGTCTGTGCTGTATCATCTCGTTTGACCAGTCCTGAAGATTGTTTGCGCCCACGTTCGCTACGTTCACCTGCACATTGACGTCCGGCGCCTGGGAATGAGCAGAGGAATTTCCATCTCCGTCCTGCTCCCTGAGTTCCCTGAGGGCCTTGAGTTGCATGTCAACAGCCAGTCGGACACCGGCGATCGCGTCTGATTCCTTGGAAATTTTCTTCTTGCCCGCGAATGCATTCAGACTCAATCCCAATATGACCTGGGCTACCTTCAACTGTTTCTCCACGATCTCAATGTGCCGGCTTGCCCTGAGTTGGGCGGTCTTCTCAGCCACGATCTCCTCGACCTTGTCATCTACCGCTTTTTTCTTGTCCGTCCATTTTTCCCTGGCGACGCGCTTAAAAAACGTCGATTTGGGGATCTTCATTTTTTTGCACATCTGACTCATGGTCACGTACTTCCCGGACAGCCAGATCTGCTTTAACTTTTTCCAGTCATGCGTAGACATTGGTTATCAGATCCTCACGCAACAGGCTATCGCGATGCACGCCGCGATTATGACCATCCACACCAGAACTTCACCGAGCATGCGTTGAGAATTGTCCTCCTCGTATTTCGAGACCATCCGTTCAGCGTCTGTTTTTTTCATGTCAGACGTCCTCCGCATACTTGAACTTGAATGTCCTGAGCGTCTGCAGGATCATGGCCATGCCCTCCCTTGGGCGTCCGGTTATACTGCACACGGAGTTCCTGCTGTTCTTCTTCTCAACCTGAACTATACCGGCCTTCTGCAACCGCTTTATCTGGTGGCATATCACCACCTGGTTCATGCTGCTAAGTTTTGAAAGCTCGCATATCCTCTTCTCCGAGGTTAGCAAGAGCATCACAATCTTAATCGCGCATGGGTTGTGTATGGCCTTCAGTATCGCGGCCATGTCCTCAATCTTTGAGTATATCTGCGTAGGACCTGAGTATGGCATCTTCCTCACCCCTCGTCAAAAGTTTGTCTGGCCCGGTGTACGGGCATGACAGTCGCTCGGTAGATCCGAATAGCCTGCAGGTGAGCGGGCGTCTCTCGTAAACTTCGCACTTTCCGTCGGCGCAGGAGTACTGGCACATGAGCGATGCTTTGTTTTCGCGTCTGGATTCCGGAAGCCTGTCCCATTCCGCTCGCGACCAGATTGGATGCACGCAACATTCCGAACATCCGCGCCGGCACTCAAACTTTGGGATCCGCGCATAAAGTTCCTCAAGCCTTCTTACCGTCTGCCTCTTTTCCTCTGGCATGTTCTACTCCTCCGCTTTTCTCATTCAGTATCGCTACCAGGTCGGGCGTCAGGTCGATCCCTCCAGGAAGCTTGTCTATCTTGAATACGTTCCCGCAAAAGCAATGGTACACCATTGCGTCCCTACCCATGGGATCGTGGAACTTGTGACCGCAATTCGGGCATGTCGCCCGCAGAAAGTTCCCATCATCATCCGCATCGGCCATTCTGAGAAGTTCGACAGAAAGGTGGGATAGATGGTTCGCGCACTCATCGAACAGGAACTCATTCCCGCCCCTGGCTTTGATCGACTCTATGCGCGCGACGTTCTCCGCTACCTCCGCCTCCAGTGACTTGATAATAATATACTTTTTACTGAATGTCACGGCCATGGTGGTCTTAGATTGGTTTTCCATCTGAGTTTCCTTTCGAGAACTGATTCGCGTATGGGCAGTTGATGAAGTGGCTTACGTAACCCATGACCTTGTACTCTTCAGCAGGTATTGATCCACACGATTCCATGTTGATGGCTGCCGTCTGAACCAACACCGGAACTTTCTTCGCGTAAAACGGTACGCCATGTGCAAAGAAGATGTCCGCTCCGCATCCCCTGCACTTGACAATCTTTCGCTCGCTGCTCATGGCTTCACCTTGAGCGTCTTGAATCCCAAACCATTATGGACAAAAAATATTTCTTTCCCGCATGAACTGCATTCTCCGGAGAATTCATTTTCTCCTATGGTTGACAATGCAATTGAAAATTCACGGCCGCAATTTGGGCAATCGCTTTTTTGAATGTAACGTCCGGACACATTGTCAAATTCGATTGACTTTATCCCGTCCTCGGAAATAGGTTGTTTAATTTTGGAAGGCAGGAAGTCCTCCTCGATCTCGCAGTCGAAGCATGGCTTAATCTTGGTGGCCACAATACCGCCGACCGACAAATTCATGATGCCTGCATTTAAAAGTTCGAGGAACGCTGACTTGTGAACGTTTTTGTAGACGTACCGCTTCTTGCTGGACTTGAATTGCACCGTGAGTGTCTCCGTGGCGGTGTCGTAGTCAAACCGCTCGACGTTGCTTGAGTTTAAATTTGTGACCTGGATTATCATGCTATGCCCCTTTCGTCTCGCCCGCAGGCGTTATCGTCTCACGCTTTGAGCAAGTCGTTCCGAATACTGCTCCTCTTGATTTTTCCGGATGGCCGTCATAATTTTATCCGGTACCCTGGTGACTACGAACCTTGACAGACCCTTGTCGTCGACACGTTTGGCGATATCTACACCCTGCGCTCGGGCATCGCTCATCCTTCCTGTCACGTTCCGGACTCGGTGCCCTATGCCTTCGAGGTTGGAGTAGATGTCACCAGTCGTAGAGTCTGGGTGACTCATCATTGCGACAACCAGCCATTCCACCTGTGTCATCATTTCACGCCTCCCGGGAACTCGAACTCTTTTCTTTCTTTGAACTCTTGCTGCTTTCCTTTGTTCCATTGCGTCGTTGGCCGGTAGTAACCGACGACTCGCGAATATACCTCGGTCTGCATGCCGCAGACACTTTTTTCAATTCCTTTGCAACTTGAATTGCGTTCTTCTTTTTTAATTCCCGTTGCGCTTCCAATATCTGCATCCCGATCCTCAATTCGTGCTTTTTCATTATCTCCTTCCGTTCCAATTCGCTCAGACACGGAAATGACCGCGCCTGCTTCTCGTCCATCGTGAATCTCATAAACGATTCTCTCTCCGGATGATACGGATCGTCTATTATCCGGCATCGGTCGTCCGTCGGTCCTACCCACTTCGTCTTTCCCGGCAAGTCCCTCAACAATGACCTTATCGACTTTTCCAGTACCTTCGACTCCCTGACCACTCGCATCAGTTTCCCCGCCAAGTCCTCTTTGAATTTCATTCGTTGCCTCCAATCCATCCGTCGGGATCCTGTGTTGTTCGCTCATCATTGGCCGACTCTGCCGGTGGTTTGCTCACGCATTTTGAGCAGATGTGACCGGTCAATGGATTTTCTGTTTTTCTGGTTGGCGCGCTGAACTCCGTCCCGCACCGGATGCAGATCAATCCATAACTTCTTGTCTCTCCCATGTGGTTCGCCCTCAATTCGTATGTTTCCATGTCCATCGTATTCGTGGCGGTTCATGGTTTTTTTTCCATCGCGACAGGTATTTTCATGAACTCCGAGAGATCCTTTTTCTTCATCGCGGCCGGCACCGCGCAGTACTTCATGGCGTTCTTCTTGCCATTTGCTGCGATGTTAGCCTTGTCCTTCTCAGACAGGACCACCATGATCGGAGTGTTTTCGGGAGAATAGATCACGTTCCCAATTTTCACTAGCATGCCGCACCTCATTGGATTAAAAAGTCCCGGCCCGGTAATTTCCCGGACCGGGGTGTTCACCATCCGGTTATTTTTTTTCTTCGAGTTCTTCCCAGCACTTGTCACAGTAAAGTTTCCCTTTGAGCTCGTCCTGGTGATTTCCGCACCGGACGCACTCGTCCTCCTTGCGTTCCTCTGGAACCAAGTCCTCATCTGAATCTTTTTCGACTTCTGCGTCTGCCTTAAACTCAATTGGGAATGACTTCCCGCATGACTGGCATTTTAGATCAACTGGGTGGTTTTCCCTGTCTGCCTCGACTGTCGCCCCGCAATGGATACAAATGTACTTTTCCATTTTCGCTTTCTTTTCAGAATCCGCCATGGCCATGTTCACCTGCGCCTCGGTAACTGGATCAGGCTTATGCTGTTTGATGTCGTTCGTAGTCAGTTGAAAAGGCTCGACCGTGACCATCAGCATTTCCGCGCTCTTAAACTGATTGAGCAGTTCGGAGTTAACCCGGGCGATGTCCGTCCCGACAAGCATCACGATCTTAAGCAGACGCGTGTCCCCTTGTTTGACGTTCACGTCCACGATCTTCGCGTGGAAGTTTACCATCCGATGACCAGGTTTATCATCTGGATTGGAGATTGCCTTCGTCGGAACTGGAAACAGTTCTCCAACATGCTCGGGAGTTGGAACATCCGGAAAACTAGCAACTACGGCCGCCTCCTTTACCTGGTCGGGTCTTTCCCGCGTCTCGGTAATTATGATCTTGTCAACGTCGAGTCCGCGTTTGGTTATCTCGTCCTTGATGGTCTGCTGCGCGTCCATGGCGTTGTGGCATTCACTCACCAAAATGCTCTGATGGTACCGTTTGCCGCTGTCAGCCTCATAGCTGAAAACAACCTCATAGGTCATTAGTAGCGCGATCCCGTCCGGCCCGACCATGGCCTTGACTGTAGATTCAGTTCCTGGCATCGCAGGATCCACACCCATTTTGAAACCCGCCTTCTGCAGTGCGTCCCCCATGACCGTGCCCTCATCGGTGACCGCCTTCTTTTCTTTTTTCTTGCCCATTAGATTTTCCCCTTTTCAGTTATTTTAAATCCGTGAACCTCGCCGACCGGTTGGTTCACGTTCAAAGCCCACTCTTTAACCTTCCAAAGATTAATCGACAAACAATCGACTGGAAGTTCCCCATTGGCAACCGCTTTGATCGCCATCATCCGGTTATCCATGCCATCAATGAGGCATACGTTAATTTCGCGGTTTGGTTCCCGCGGTTCCATCGCCGCGAACTTTCTCGCCGCCTTCACGACTTTCCCCTAAAGGTTTCTCCTGAAAACACAACCACCATTCCGTCGTTCGTCGCCCGGTCCCATGCGCGGTCACCAATCAACGATTTAAAATCCTTTGGTCCGAGGTTGCTGATGAGTATCGTGTTTTTATAGTCGTCGTGCCGGCCAATGAGTAACCGTTCCATAAATTCATTCGCGGCTGCGGTCTTAAGCTGCAGGCCTATCTCGTCGATGGCTATTGTGGCCGGTCTGAGAGCCTCGTTCATGACCTCCATCGTGTCACGTGAAACCCTTTCAGTCAACAGGTCAAAAGAGTAAAAATAGCGTATGCTTCCCCTCGCAGAAAGCATGCGCAATGCCTGGCATGCGAGGCCAGACTTTCCACGGCCACGGGAACCTACCAGGAGCATCAGTCCCGGACGGTCCCTGGCGACATACCGGTTTACCGTTGATACCACGCCACTGTCCTTGTCCGGATACGTTTCAAGCTTAAGATCCAAAAGCCTGGATGGAATTTTCGCTCCCTCAATGCGCATTTCCATCTGCTTATCAAAAATCTTTTTTGAGTTTGAATTTAAAATGAAACAGTCGCAGTCAGCGACGAGCGCATTCTCGAGCATCGGCAAGTTTGCCTTTTTAAACGGTCTGCCGCATACGTCGCAAAATCGCTCTTGAATCAATGATCCACTGATTTTTTGAAGTCCTGTCCGATAAATTCCCATGGTTTTTGTTCCTCTCCACTGCCTTTTTTATTTATGACCCGATGCTATCTTATCCCACTCGTCAATGTCACTTTCGGATGCCTGTTGGGAAGGTTGAACCTGCGTGAATCCTTTTTTCGATGGTATCCCGTCCTTAAACCATTCGAGCATGCCTTTTACCCCAACCGGAGAAAATCCGCGCATGAGCCACGCCTTGATGACGATCTCCCAGGTGTCAAGGTCGGCATCTGTCAAAACGTTCTCATCGATGGCATCCATCTGAACCTTGTTCGGCCATGTTCCAGTAATTTCCTGGTACCTGACAACTGCGAGCGATCTTAATTTGTACTTTTTATCTGATTTTGGCTTTTCAGGTTTTTCATGGTCATCAGGAATTAAAATATCATCAGTGGGGGATTTGCAAAGCTCTTTATTCTTTACTTTACTATCCTTTACTTTACTTTGTGTCAGAATGTTGACATCAATCGGATTGATGTTGCATGAATCGCATTTATGTATACAAGAATCGCATTTATGTATACATGTTGGCTTTTTTGGCTTATCCGTACGACGGTCATAAAGTCGACTTAAATTGTCCACCAGGTCCTGGCACCAGATGATTTTTGAGCATTTCCACAATTCTGCGTCAATATTGCCCCTCTCGGCCAATTTATGCAGTATCAATTCGCCTTTTGTATGCATAATTCCTATTCTTGCATACATCAATTCCATTTCTGTATACAAATTGACGTCTATAAAGTGTCCCTTTGCCAGGCATAGAAGCTCAAGCAACTGATACCACATGGCATAGCCTTCGAGCCCGAACATCGACTTGAGTATGAAAACCGTGTTTCCTTGAGCGGCATAGTGCGGGAAATATTCAGCGGTGAGTTTTGGGTTATTTCCCATCCTTGGCCGCCTTGCTGACACGGGAAGGCCTGTCGCTTATGTGCCTGAGCATGGCGTCCGGGGAGTCAGACGGGAAGTACAGCGTCCATCTTCCGTGGACCATCTCCTTCCTCGCGCGCTGCAGGATGCCGCTATCGCGGGCATACATCCTAAAGCTTCCGACCGGGCACTCGATCCCAAGCGCGTTAAGCATTCCAATCAGTTCAATTCTCGTAACCTCGCCCTTCAGCTTAGCCATTTTACAGCCCCCTCGTGATTGATAGAGCAATTGAATAATATGTCGTGATAATGGTTTTGTAAACAGTAAATATCACATCTTTAATAACTGTTTTCTAATCTCGAGTGCGAGTCGCTGCATCATGAACGGCGGAACGCTCATACCGAGTACGTACTTCGCCCGCGTACCGCGGAAGTCAAAGTCGTCGGGAAAAGTCTGTAGGCGCACGATTTCCGCGTCAGACAGTTCCGCCGGGTCGGACCAGTGGGCCGTAGTCGAGGCGACCGTAGACGTGATCGTGTTCGCCGGCATGTCCGGGTGCATGCGGTACGAGTTGAAGAACGAACCTTTAGGGTGCGCGAACGAGAACGCCTTTCCAGGCGGAGTTTTCATGTACCACGTTTTGAACGCGCGGGACAGCGGTTTCCGGATCCCTCCGGCGCCCTCGATAGCCTGCCTGACCGTGATTATCCTCTCGCCAAAAGACAATAGCAACATAGGGAGTTTGAGGTCCTCGCGCGTGGCCACAAAGAATACGCGTTCCCTGCGCTGCGGCACGCCCATGTGCTGAGAATTGAGTAGGAACAGTTGCGTTTTGTACCCGGACGCGCGGAACTGCTCTAATATCCGCTTCACGTACCCACGAGCGTTGCCGAGCAACAGACCCTTAACGTTCTCCGCCACGACGATGCGCGGACGCAGACGATTTGCCAGGTCGATGAAGTGGAAGAATAGGTCGTCGAGTACCTGGTCGACCTGTCCCTCCCTGAACTTTTTGCTCTTTCCCCATGCCTTCTCCCTGTCTCCACTCATGGAGAAAGAAGAACACGGAGGGGACCCGTCCAGAACGTCCAGATTGAAAAGTTCCGGTGGCAAGTCCTTTCTGTTCTTGAATGTCTGGATGGCCTCTTGAAACGAGATTCGCGGGTTGTGGTTAACACGGTATATGTCGATCATCTGCGGGTCTATCTCGTCGCACCCAAGTACGTCGAACCCAGCAAGTTTCCACCCCATGGTTGACCCTCCGCCGCATGCGAAGCATGAGAACACCGTCGGGGATCCCGGTTCCGGTTTCTTTAGGTCGGATAGTTTCCATGGTATGTGCGCCCTGTCCGGCACCCTAATCCCCGAACTCGAAACCGCACTTTGGGCACTTATGCTCGAGGGAGAGGTCGTCCTCTCTAATTTCCTTCGCTCCCTGGCCATCGGCACTAACCTCCTTCAGCATTTTTTCAATCTCCTTGTCTGAAAACCCAGTCAATGACATTTCGAAACCACGTCCCAGTAGGTCTCTCATCTCGGACTTGAGCAAGTCATACTCCCAACCGGTTTCCGCGAGTTTGTTGTCCGCTATACGTGCGGCCGCGACTTCGTCTGGTTTCATGTCCGTACGTACAATCACCGGAACAAATGGCATTCCGAGTTTTTTTGCCGCCAGTAACCTACCATGTCCTTTGATGACGATCATCTTCCCGTCAGTAACGATTGGTTGGTCAAATCCATGCCTAGCTATTTGCTCGGCGAGGGAGTCAACCTGGTAGTCATCATGCGTCTTTGGGTTTCGGCCATACGGTTTTAAGGAGTCCGTTGGAAGGTACTTAGCGACCGCGACCCTGCGTTCAGAAGTCTTATCGCCAACAGACTTTTCAGCTTTATCTCGTCCTTTGTCTGTAATTCCCATATTGTTAAAATCCTCCATATCGTTTTTTTCAGTGCGCATATTACGCTCTGTTCGGTTATGAACGGTCATCCTCATCGCGCATCTGCTTGCGATTGTACCACAACTGGTCTGCGAGTCTGGATCTCGTCACACTGAGTCTCCTTACCCTAAGCACCGCCTGATTCTCCGTATTGGCAGAAGACTCCACCGCATCGATTATTGTTTGCAGTTGGCTTGATGTCCATGTCATTCTCGAAATACTTAAATTTTTAGCCATTGCAATTTTCATTTTTCGCGCTTAATGTGATAGGCATGCCCTCATGGCTTCCCCGTCCCTTCCTGGTCTTACCATGCTCAAGGTCGTGGCATGTCATACACATGACGTCCAGAAGAGACGGGTCAACGAGAACCTCCTGCCGGATGAACGAAATTATTTTTTCCCAGTCAATTTCTCCCTTGCGGTGGTGGACCTCAATGGAGACCTCGATTCCCTTGCGAGACGTTTCCCTGGCGTTGCACCTCCGACACTTGTGGCCCTGGTCCCTGATGGCCGCCGTCCGCTCCCTAGACTGCATCCATAGCTTTCTGATGAAGCTTTTTATTGTCGCGTCGGATGTTTTTCGGTAGTCCTCGATTGCCTGACCGATGTCAAATAGGCCAAGCTTCCCACGGACAGGGAACGGATGCTCAAACCTGAGCGGGTTACACAGGACCCAGGCGAATGCCCTCGGGTACGGATCGCACTGCGCGGCCGACCAGTCATTTGGACGCATTGGCCTGCAGTCGACCAGTTCGACCGTGGCGATGGCAGACCCGGATCCGGATATTTTTTTTGACTTGGATGAGCAGATCACCAGACGTCCGCGGAACTTTGTGCTCCACTTCCTGGTCTCTATGGTCTTCAATCCGTCAGCTATCATGCCGGCAAATGGTTCCCGGATGCTTATCGCCTTATAGGATTCGTGGTATGCACTGAGTGGTTTTTCCATTTGGATCAGTCTCCCTGTCCGACCGAAAGTAAAGGCTGATGCGCTGCGCGTCTGATGGATTCTTCAAGTTCAGGAAGGATTCTCTCTCCGATGGTTTTACCACCGGATGTCACGATATAAGCAAGGAACTCCTCTTCGAATACGGTTATTCCGCTTGACACTGCCTCGAGTTTGGCCTTTATTACTAGGCACAAAGAACGCCATCTCTCCCGGCATGCCTGCTCCCATTGCTTTTCAGACATTAGTTTTGGTTCTCCACTTATCATTCGATAGGAGTCTCCTTGTTCTGGAATTGGGAGTATAAATCGGACACGCTTTTCATTCATCTGAAAAGCGATCATGGCGTTTCCATTCCTGACAGCATATGCAAACTGGGACGCTCCATACTTTCCAAGCGTTTTTTCAATTTCCGTCTTACTTCTTTCGACTGGAACAGAAGTCTTTTTTGCGTATGCCATTGTATTCCCCTTTCAGATTGTGAGACCCAGGCTGGACTCGAACCAGCAAGCACCGCGGTAGCGGGCATTTGTACGGTGATGAGCCGCACGGGATTGACCAATTCTCCTACTGGGCCATGGTTATCATTGCACGAACTTCCTGTACCTATCCATTTGAATCCGTATTCCAATCCACCAGTCAGGATCCTCCGCGAATCCGGGGTAACGTCTTTTACCCTCCCCAAATCCGTGGTTCAGTCGCTTTATGGAATCCACGGTAACCTCTGGACAAAACTTTTTTATGACTCCGGACGCCCAGCATGCGTGATCGCAGAACCTTCGCTTCGGGTCGGATATTTTTTCCTTGTGCTCTATACCGAACTCCTTCCAGGCCTTCTCTCCACACTCGTGGTCCATGATGGCCAGGAGTAGGATGACCTGGTCCTGGTTGAGCCCGTACCAGTCGGCTACAGCCACGGCCATGGATATTTTAGGGATGTCAAATCCATTCTCGGAATTTTCCTGTTTATAGTCCGACAATTTCATTATCACGATCGGGTCCGGATTGGATGTGACGTGAACATAAAATCCCTTCATGTCCTCGATTGCGACGAATCCAAATGCGATGTTCGATAGGTATCCAACCAAAAAAATTGTTGCGGCGATTATAGTCCAGTACAGTATGCTTTTAAGTGACTTCATTTTCCCTCCGATTTTGTTTTTTTAATCGCACGGACCGGACTTGAGTACCGGCTTGCAGGCATATCGTTTATCTTACCGGGCGCACCTGCCGAGTTACGTTTGCCCTCTGCGTGTCCATCCAAGTTGCCGCGCGCCTTCCTACTTCGTCAACGACCTCGTACTCGTCTCCAGGTAGAACTCCGCTCCCGGGATGCTCGTCACCCCGGCCTTGTATGCCTCTAACAGTTTTGCCTCGGATGGTACCTTGTACGCCACCGGGATCAAGTCCGGGTTCAGGACTCGGACCCTCTGTATCTTCGTTATGGAAAGAGTTCCAAGTCCTTCCAGGCGGGCCGGTCCGGTTTTGATCTCTATCTTCGGAACTACCGCGGCCTGCACAGGAGGCTTTGAAACCGGAACAATGTCCGGAGACGACATGAGGTCAGCGTCGCACTCCTCTGCATCGAGGTCCTGCTTTGCCTGTTTTTCTTTAGCCTTTCTGTCTTCTTCTTCCTGCAGTTTCTTCCGGATACGTTCCGCCTCGGCCGCTTTCTCCCGGTCGTCGTATTCCGAATATATTTCGGCGAGTTTAAGTTTGAGAACCGCTATCTCATTGTAGGCGTCCTTGAAAGGCTTTTCGGCATCCGCAACGGACTCCTTTATCTTTTTAAGGATTTTGTCCTTCGCCGTGGAGATCTCCTTCAGCCTCCTAGCCATGCGGAGAATAAGGCCGGCACATGTTTCCTTGACCGCATAGTCGCCAATCCCGTCCCTGATTATACCGTTGGCCAAGTCCACTATGCTCTTGTTCAAACCGAACCCGACCTGCTCCTGGATCTCTGACTTCTTTATGGATATTCCGATCATCTCGACCGGCGCCGTCTCTTTCTCGATTCTAGGCATGAGTCTTCACTCCATTCCCCGCCAATGCGGACATCTTCTTTAGCCGGACGTATGCTGGCTTGAACTCGGACTGCAGGATACCCATCTCGGGTTCGCTGAACGGCGTCTTGGAATGGACCGCCTTGAAGTCCTCTCGGATGACGTTAAGTTGGTCCGTGGTCCTCGCCATTGCGATCCTGTCCCTGAACGATGCCAGGTCCGGATGTTCCTGGCGTACGGATACTGGATTCTGCACCGGTATTTGGATCGCAGGCGACATCTTCTCCATGTCGTCATCGCTCATGACGCGCTCGATGTCGACCTTCCATCCCTTCCCGTATTCCTTACCGGTTATCCTGAAAGGACCTGCGAGAGCGTAGGTCTTGCCCCTGAGCGTCTCCTTGATGTCTTTGTCCAGGCGGTCAAACTCCTTGCTCTCCTCGTGCAGGGTCTCGCGGCGACGAAGTTTTCCTATAAATTCCTGGCTGGTTATGTTCTCACCCGCTAAGAACTGCGACTCCGGTCCGCATATCGCATTGAACTCGCACTTCTCGCATATACCGAGCGTGTAGTCGCACCGTTCTGGATCCGTTCCGGATTTCATATGCGCATTGACGCTTCTCGCCTTGTCGAACGCCGCATCGATGATGTCCTGGCGCATGGGCATCGAGATGGGTTTGACGAGGTTCTTCTCGGTATGCTTTAGGAAGAAAACCCCAGAATCGTCGAATCCCTCCTTGGTGGACACGTGCAGGATGGCCAACTGCAACTGCGTGACGTACTTCGCCTGCCACCAGTTCTTAAGTAGGTCCTCCCAAACATTGATGCTGTCCCATGCATAGGCGGAAACCTTCTTGATCTCGGATGCCCACTTCCCGACGATCTTACCTCCGACGACCTTTATGGCGACCCCGTCTATCTTTCCGCGAATCTCCAGATCCTTGAACCCGAACGACTCCTGGCTTCGCTCGTATTTGTACCCGAGCGTCTTTATCTTGGAAATGGTAGATTCCTCCTGCGCGTTCCCCTCATCGAACAGGGACTGAAGGTCGGTGCTTACCGGGACCGCCTCCTCTCCCCTGGTCCGCTTATACACCAGGTACCGGACGCATGGGTGTCCGATCGCGGACACGTTGTTGCTCATCGCCTGGTATGTCCTGCACCTGGCGGCGAGCTCATGTTCCTGCTGCGTTAAGAACTCATATACCGGGAATTCCATTTCACAGACCTCCGGTGGACGATGTTATCTCTTCTTGTCGAGCCTGGGCCATGGACGACAATGCCTTCATCTGGGATGAACTGAGACCCCTGAACATCGCGACCTTCTTCTCGGTTTTAATGATTTCGTCTGGGGTCTTGCATGCCTCGAGTTCAGATTTGAACCTTCCGTACGCCACCTGCGCAGTCTCTTCCGCCTCGCTTTCCTCTGTCTGAACGGTATCCGCGCCGATTCCTCGGTCCTTCTCCATCTTTTCAACCGCCATCGTTATCTTCTTCCATCCGACGCTCTCCTTGCCATTCTTGTCGGTCATGTAAACTTGCGCGATGTTATCGACGCCTGGATTGGCAGGGTACGTCTTGCCCGTGCTCTTGTTTGTTCCGGCGGGATAGGACGTGGCGTCCTTGATGAACTTCCTTGCAGCGTCCGCCTTTCCATCGTGGACCCGCAGGATTCTGTCCCACATCACGTCCTTCGCGTCCTTCTCGGCGGGAGTAGATGTCGCGCTCGCGCCGGCCTCGCGCCGCATTGAGTCATGCACGCGGGATATGTCCAGACCGCACTGCGCTAGGTCATAGAGCGTGAAGCCTCTCAGTCCCCATACCTCCCGGAAACAGTTGCCCTTGTAGTTGGCCACCGCCTTCTTCAATAGCAGTCCGAACTGAACGCTTCGGGGGTCTAGTTTCTCTCCGTACCTTTTGCCCACGAATGGGTCGAGCGTCGACGCTGTTCCCAGGATTGGTTCGATGCGCTCCGTCTGACCCGTCTGTATGTCCAGCACGCTGACTCCGCCCTGGAGTATAACCTCAAGGTGCGCCACGCCGTCGACGATCTTCTCTATACCCCACGGCGTCGGGCTGTCCGGGTATACGAGATGCACGGGTTTGTCGATGATGATGTTGTACCCGAACTTTGTCATGAGCATACGACTGACCTGGCTGACCGCGAACTCCTGCAGGTACACCTGGCACTTCTTCTGGTCCTTGGGGTCCCCGAACGACACCCAGTCGGTCGGTTTCGTGGCCTTGGGGATCATAGTCCTGAACGCCCCGATCGCCTCGACGTACCGCTGCGCCGCCGTCGGTTCCCCGATGAACAGCGCGATCTTCTCTATGCCGACAGGTGCGAGTGCCGTCGTCTCAGTTGCCGTCTCCTCGTCGTTTATGTTAGTTTCCTGCTTATCCATGGTTTTCCCCTTTTTGTTTTTGTCACCTGGAACACCCAGGCAGTTCTCAACCAGCGCGCGAACGAACTATGCCTACTTGGCAGTCGCTTGACCATTGACGCGACGGCCTCCGGCCTGATCGGCCTGGATCCCGATAGCCTCCTCAATGTCGTCACCTGGACGTACCCCCGATTCCCTTATTTTCCGCTCGAGGAGAATCAACCCCCAGGAAACCAGCTGTTTCCTGATTGCCGCCCCGTACGAGGCCCGGAATGCCTTCTCCATCCTATCCTGGGCTTCCAGGGCGTCGGGATGAAATGCGAAAGTGCGCATCACCTTGTACTCACCCTTGCCCCTGATCTTTTTCTTGTGCATGTTGTCACCTCCCTCCGTGTTCGGATGTCAATATTATTGCCTTTTTTATTATTTTTGTAAATGGTTTTTTATTATATTTTCGTGCGCGTCATTCGAGGCATCGGACAGGTCCTTGGCGGCCATCTCGATTCTCAGAATTATGGAGCATCTCCGGCAGTTCGGCGATGTCTCCTTGTCTGTAAATACGAGGAGTTTTCCGCACCGCTCGCACTTGGGCGCCAACTTCGATCCTCCGACTGCATGCAACTGACGGATGCGGTCCATTTAGACCATCTTCCCGTTTTTGAACAGCGTGGAGAACTCCACCTCATCGAACATAACTTCGGAGTCGTGCGGGCACATGTCGATCTTGTCGTCCGCCCATAGACTTGACGCCAACTCCTCCGCGTCATCCTGGTTAAAGGCCTCAACCTCGACGACCCGCTTGTATGTCGCGTAAACCGCTATCTCGTACTTGTTCTTTCTCGGCATGGTATTCCTCCCTATGTTTTTCCCGGAAGCCAACCCTTCATGCGGCAGGCCCGGATGTTGAACTCCTTCCAGGTGAACTCCTCACGGAATGTCAGGTGGACCGTCCCCTTCTTGTAGTACCGTATTGGGAAGAAGTGCGTACTCTCGCACACGCCCGATGCGTCTCCCTCAAAACTTTTATTAAGGGCATCGGAGACCGTAACGACATTTGATAATTTTTTACCGGAGACGGCATTCATGGCGATGTCTATGTCCCGGATCTCATTGTCATAATTGTAGTTTATATGGAATGCCTTACCCCCAAACCATGGACTGATGATGTGTGGTAGTACCACTTTTCGCGATGCCATCCACGACTTATCGGAGACCCAACCCTCCGGATGGATGCGGTTGTCCGAGTGGTACCGTGTGAAGTAGTCGAACACCTCCTCGATGCACGCCTGTTGGATCTCATTCCCATTGGACATGATCATGAGAAACAAGGATTGTATGTTTTCCTTCGTGAACTCGAGTGATTGGTGCGTCTTCTGAAACTTGTCAAAGTCGTCTCGTACCTTGCGAGTCATGAGGTTTTCTATCTTTACCATACTGAACACATTCTTCCAGCATTCCATCCGGAATTCCTCAATGAATGCATTATGCGAGGAACCATAGTCTCCCTTGAATGCGTTCATCAGGTACTCTGGAAACTTGGAATATGACGGAAGAATATGGTCCGCGTGGTAGGACATCCGGCTGCGAAGTTTGTAATAATCAGCGAATAATTCCTTGACCTTCTCGTACTCCAAAACGACGTTTCCAACCACGTCCCGGACCGCTACCTCATTCGGGATCTCTTCCTCATTGATCCGGTACTCCTTCTCACTCGTATTGGACGCGTCCTTGAAAAAATCGAAGTCCTCCCCCACGGACTTTTTCGTCAACGTGACCATGACGACGTCAACCTGCGTCTTCCGCTCCGCGTCCGAGAAGCACTTCCCGAGTTCAGTTATCTTCCCATGTTCCAGGATGATAGTACCGAGCAACGCTCGCTCCCGGCTCGCCATTAGGTTGCGAGTCGTCTCCGCGTTAAGCAGACAGACGATCACGCCATCTTTCATGATCTCCCAGGCGCGCAGCAAGTGCTTGGTTCCTGAAGAGAAAGGCGGGTTCATAACGATTCCGTCGAACCTATAACTCGGGACGTACGTCATAAAGTCGTGCGCCACCAGGTTGAATTTTTTCCCAATTAGTGTCGCCTGTAGGTCCGGGTCAGATTCAATGACAAAGAGATTCGCGCGGTTTCCGTAGTTCTTTACGAAATCGGCAAGGTCTCCCTTTCCGGCGGATGGTTCGAGTATATACGGTTCATCCACGTTCTTAATCGCCTCGAACATCTCGTTGACCATGCGGATGCCTATGCGTTCGGGAGTTGGGTAAAAATCAGGATTGTTCAACATTTTTTTATCTCCTTTTCCAGCACCGACAAGACGATGTTCTTCGCCTCATTGAGCACCAGTATGGCTTCGTAGTTATAGTCATCCCTTTTAATTATTATATTGGAAGATATTCTCCGGCAGATGGAGTTGCGAATGCGCTTTAACGTGAGTTTGTGTTCGTACACCTCGACGCGAAGCCTTCGGACCTCATGGAGTAACCGCGCCTTATGCGTATCTCCGGCCTTGATCATTTCGAGTTCGTCCCTGTCCATGGTTACTCACCATTACTTTCTCGTGCTTCAATCCACCTCCGGATCACGCATGCCTTTACCCTCGCCCCTTGATCTGGCGCGTTCGCGATAAACGCATTCTTGAATTCCTGGTGCATTTTAATCGCGTCGTCCGGCCCGACAAACCGGAGCAGGATATTATATGCTAGGTCCGCCGGACCACTACCGGCATATCCCCAACCATAACCGGTGGGCGAGTGCATGGCCCTCTGCTGCCTGACATTGGTCTCTATGTTTCCGTCCAATAGTTTCCTGAAAAACACATCCTCCGGGCATTTTGGGTCATTCGCCACCAGGACGATGTTCGTCCCCTGTTGCAGAATTCCCATGCCGGAGAGTTTAAACTGCCAGCACTGAGGACCGTATCCGCGCTCAACGGATTTTGGGTGCTTCAATGGCCGCTTGCATTTTTTACATGATGTCATTACCGTTCCTCCCGCTTCAGTCTTAGGTCCGTTGCCTGCGATATATTCCGAACTTCCCTGATGATCTCGTTCGTCCCGCCGGTCGCATAGAAGCGAGTTATTGGAACGTCCTCCATTTCGGATCCGGTCGTAAGATTGATCGCGTCAACCACTCCGTTACCATGAAAACGCGTGAACATGTACTCGTATTTGCTTCCCCTCAATCTTATGGCCATGGCGTCACCATATTCCTGAGAAATTCGCTGGCGGGTACTGCATGTCCGTCAGGTTCCACCAGAAGTGTTCCTGGCAATCGCAATGTCTGACGAGCCACGCGGCCTTGGCTGATTGCATCTTAACCTGGTAATTTCCGTCGGATACAAACAATTCTCCGGTCACATTTGTCCATATTTTAAGTTCTCCGGACTTGAATCCGCATTTGATTGATGCCTCGACCACGCGAGTGAGGTTGCGTTCTATTTTATCGTAAAACCTAAACCTTGGCATGGCCATCCCCTTCGTATTCCCCCTGGTATTGAATTATTTCTTCGGCCGTGGCCGGCTTGTCAGCATCGCAGAACCTGGAATTGAAGTTATATAGCAGTCCATCAATGTACTCCTTCATTCCCTTCGCCTTCAATCGGTCCGTCTCGTACATTTTTGACATGACCGGGTCGGTCGATTTTTCCAGGTAATTAACTGCTCGCTTCTCATTGGCCAAACACCGGTTGCGGTGCTCGACCAGTTCCTGCAGTGTGATGGTGATTGATTTTTTATCCTCGCTTATGAACATCTTCTCCCCTTTCAGCGTAAGGCCGCCGCCTTTCCGTTATAATTCAAACGGTTATTTCACCCACATAACGAGCAATTGCCTCGAGTTTTTGCTGGCAGTCACGTTTGGCATAGTATGACATTTCCAACGGTGATAAATACGCCTCCAAAATGTCGTCCAAAAATTTCAATGACAATCTCAGCCTGGACAAATTCAAAAATAGATTTGCACACACCTTTGAAGCTCCGGATTTTCCATGCAAACTTTTCAACTCTTGTTCAGTAGTAGTTTTCAATTTCAGCAACTGTGATTTTGAGCTTTTTATTAAATCCGGTTGAAATAATTCCGGCGTATACTCTCCGCATGCCTGAGCCGCGGCACACGATTCCATCATCACTGATACGTCGCCAAATAATGCCTGGGATTTTTCCGTCTCCGTTTGAAGAGAGTTTTTGGTCATTTTTTTACACCGATTACGGTGCTTATTACTGAGAACAATTCTTCACTTTCAATCCACACCGTGAATCCGTTTCCATGTTCATCAGAACCCGTTATATATCCGACTCCCTCGGTGAGTCCCTTACGAGCATCACATCCGCATTCACAAGGCCGGCAAACTTGAAGTGGACGCCCCTTGTCACCGTTCCATTTTATTTGCTTCCAGTTGTTCATTTTAGAACCTCCTTGTTTTTTTAGTTTCCCATTCCCAAACGAGTCTTCATGGCGACAAAAACCATCATGGGGTTTCCACCGTTCTCGATCGCCTGGTCGGCCCAACGAGTTACGAACACCGCACTCCAGGACTGGCTTTCTTCAAATATATTTCGGTTATAGGCGATGAGTTTTTCCATTGCCTCGCGCGGCGTGTTTGTGAAGGTGTCCATCTTTTTCATGTCGTTTTTCAGGTCTGTGAATTGGTTCGTCATGGCGTTCCTCCGTGTCGTTTGTCATCCACTATTAATATTATCGTCCTTTTCGGACAAAAAGTAAACAAAAAAATAATATATTTTAATTATTTTTTACAATGGTTTTAGGGTTTGAAATGAGCGGTTTTGTAGGGATTTAAAAGGAAAGCCCCCCAGATGGTCAGTCCGGGGGGCCTAGCCGGCGGAAAGGGGGAAAAACGCCGGCCTATGGGTATAAGTATCTATGCCTCTCGACGGGGATAGGGGTTATTCCCAGAGTTCATATTCAGAACTCCAGCGTGTTGATGTAGTCCTCGAAACTGCATTGAAAGCATAACGGTTCAAACCCACGTGACACGCACCAATTGGCAATGTCCCTGGGAGCAATACGTTGTGGATCTAATCCCTGCGCGATCATCCAGTTTAGAATCGAGTAGTCCCCGCCCGCGATGAACGTTTCAGTGGCCGTGGAACATACCTTGATATCGGGAGGGTTAGGAATGAAAGGCAGTACCCAGTTTCCTATCTCAAAGATGTCGTATATTTCACCAACCCACTTATAGGCCTCAATGGCGATAGCCAATTTATCGTCCTCGGTCCAGTCGGTTGGAAGCCAGGCGATGACCTGTTCGTCCTCGCGCGTGACACTCTGCAATTCATCAATGACGACATAGAGTCCGGATGAAACGCACTCAAACTCTTTTGGTTTCGCGGGTATCCCCTGGACCCATGGCACCGGACGGCCATCGGTGGTATCTGACCAACGCATATTCATTTTTAAATTGTCAGGATGCGTCGGGGAGTTCCTCCAACGAGGAGAAGGTTTTCGAACCATGAGGTCCGGACATGTCGCGCGTGCCTTCTTGGCCAAATCATATGGGATGCACAATTCAGAGTGGTACCATGGAGAATTCGTCTGCTTTTTAACCGCCCGGCCAAATGAACTTGCATTTATAGCGGTGGTGCAAAGTATTGCTGGACCGCCATGCTCCTGTAATTGCTGATAGAGAGCCTGATTGTTGGTCTTGACAACCGGCAGGGTAATGACGCTTCCAATTCCAGCAAAAGAACCAAAAGTTTCAATTGTGCTTGAGTTTCGCCACTTCGGAGTCATTGTTGCACCGGACCGATTAATTCCGGATTTATTTGGCATGCGATTTCCGCCCGCCGCTTGGCCGCATAACTGGCCATCTTAGAACAGGCGTCAGACACCGTATAATAGGCGGCGGAAAAGCCGGCGGCAAGCATCGCATGGTTAGTCCATAGAAGTTTAAGAGACTCCTGCATGGCAGTCGCGTTTTGGGCCCCATCCGACCATCCCATGACGAGCGCAACTGACTTCCCAACCAAGTCCATGAACTGTCCGGCCAGCACCAGCATGGCTCCAAGTCCGATTGCAACCTGTCCAAGATTGATGGCATACGTCTTCTTGCCCTGCAGCCAAATCTTTGCCTTGTTGAACATCCCGAAGAACTCACCGATTTTGATTAATAACCCCATTTTAAGCCTCCCCTTACCGGATATACCCCCGTAACCATTATCACGTCGAAATAACGGCTCCCAGGAGCTAAAAACCTATATTGTGGACGTCACCACTTGTGCATTAACTTGAGAATTCCAGCGATTGAACCAACTATCGTGATTAGTGTTCCGAGCGTGGCTCCGGAGTTCATGAGCGCTATCTTCCATAGTTGGCCATTCCACTTGTCGAAAAAATTATCCAGTTTAACCAATGTGTCGGCCTTGAACTTCGCATTGTCGTCTATCCCTCTGCATATCGTCTCATTCATGATGTGCAACTTTTCCTCCTCGTCCACTCGACGCATTCGTAGTCTTTCGATGTCCTGTTTGTTCTGGCCAGCGAGTTCCAGCATGTTCTTGGCCACGGCGCCGTACGAACCAACCTTTGACTCCAAGTGTTCAAGTTCATTCCTGGTCCACACATTCTCCGCATCGATCTTGTCTATTCTGGCGAATATGCGACTGGAGAATCCCTCGTGAAACTTCATGTGTTCAAGTTCCTCCATGGTGTTATGCCACCTCCGAGGATTCGGGTTGTGCTCCCAGGAAGTCCAAAATGCCATGCGCGATCAAGTCCGCGATCCCGGGAACATGATCCTTGATCATATCCCTGTCGCGGTCATTCGAAATGAACCCGACCTCGATAAGTACACTCGGGACAGGAATGTCATTGAGCACCGTCAATCGCTTACCGAGCCATGCCAAATCCTGTTTGATGCCACGGTCTTCGTCCCATAGGTCGGATCGGGAAATAAGTTTGTTGATGGCCTGGGCCAGTAGCAGATCGCCGGCGTCCCTGTAGAATATCTCCGCGCCCTTGGCTATCTTACGCTCGTCCCGAAAAGTAGACGGATCATCCGCTTGGAAGTTGCAGTGTATGGAAACAAACGCATCCGGATTAATATCCATGATTGCGGCGGCACGCGCAGATAGCGAAACTGGTTTGTCCATGATCCTAGTGTAACTTATCGACCCGAACGGAAGAAGCCTTTCAAGTATTCTTCCGGTCTCGAGTGCGAGCTCAAGGTTGAAGTCATCCTCCGAGTATCCGGCGTACTGCGCCCCTGGATCCTTTCCGCCATGTCCGGCATCGAGTAAAACTTTTTTCATGTCAGCACCTCACAAAGAATTACAATCCAAGTCCTTCGGTTTTTAATCAAACCTATGCAGGCATAATAAATATATTTGAAGTCGAGAAACCAGCTGCATAGACGAACAAACCATCCGTGCATATTCCCAGTGGATTTGGAGTCGTTCCTGGGAAAGTAAAGGTCCGAGTGACGGTAGCCGAATATGGATCGATTTGGTCTATCGTGTCATTCCCATACTTGCATACCCATACACGAAGTCCATCGAAAGTCATTTTTGTGGGATTGCTTGATCCCGCGAGATTTAGTGTGGTGGTGAGTGTTTCTGTATCCGGGTTGACTTTATAGACCTGGTCATTTCCACAAAACCAAACGCTCTGAGTTATTCCGTCGAAGACACCTCCAGAAACCAATGCCGCGCTGACATCCAACTCAACCGTCGCCGTCACCGTGTTGGTTGAAATATCGACCTTAACCGCATTTTTTCCACTGTAATTTCCAACCCACATATGCGTTCCGTCGCATACGAATGCCCGCGGACAATTAAAAGCCGCGTCAGCGATGTCCGTAACGACGAATGTGTTAATATTTATCTTCTTGACATGGCCAACGTCTCCGTCTGGTCCTGTCCACATTGAGTCGATTCCATCGAATGCGATTCCATTAGGAGTCGCAGCCCCGAGTTCGGCATAGGTTATGGTTCGGATAAGACTTCCGTCAGTCGGATCGATGACCGATATGGTGCTGTTTGTCCTATTCACTATCCATAACCTGGTACCGTCAGATTCGATTACATAGGGGCCACTGAATCCCGTGAAAGTCGCCTCGACCGCTTTTGTCAGTTGATTTATCTTTATAACCGTATTCGTAGATGTCGATATGTATATTTTTCCAAATGCATATTTCATATGCACTGAGTTTCCACCATAACCAAATGTCGACACCCTCCGACTGACATAGTCAAGATTGAATGCCGTGGCCTGTTCTATTGTGGCCGAAAGTCCGATTCTCGCCGTTTCGGATTTTGCGGTGCTGAACCATTGGGTCCACACATACATGAGATTTAACAGCCAGTTCATGGTGGAGAACGGAGGTTTCTCAGCGATGAACCCTTGGTCCTTTATAGCTTCGGACGGTTCGATGATCGCGGTCACGAGCACCGGGTCCGTTGGATTGGTAGTCCAGCGGGGTAATTTAGTTGGTCTGAATATCATAATATCCTCCTTAAAATGCGGTGGACAATACTCCGCCCACCGTTCCTGTTCCGTCATCGAATCCCGCGGTTTCATCCGGGCCGACGTACTCTGCAAACGCGAACGCCGGGGACGTGGTCAATGAAAGACTTCCTATTTCTACGCCAGCCGCTTTGCATAATTCAACTGCCGTCCTTGCGGTTTCCATGTCAGGTTCAACCGGCACGCTCGCCTGGATGGAAAAAGCGGCGGGGAAATACTCGTGGATTTCAACATGGTCCGAATTCATAAGCGACCCGAAAATTTTAACCAGATCCTCGATCGTCCCCTCAGAATTAACCATGTATATTTTGAGATACAGGGCCGTGCGATACAGTGAGTCGGAAAGCGATCCTCTCGGCAAGTTGAGTATTTTACCGAACCCATCCAGTTGCTCTCCAATGGCCGTGGACAAAGACTCAGATGAGAGAATTGTTTCGAGTGTGTCCACCTCGTAGTAGCACTGGTCCGCGATGGTTCGGACAACGGATTTTAGATTTTCCGCCTCCTTGTACTGGTGAAGCAGGCGGTCTATGGCCTCATCCTCAAAGTCGATCTTTGGAATAGTGAGAATTTCCAAGTTACAGATCGCCGCCTGGATGCCACTATAGTCTGCCCCACTGAACCCGACCGCAGAGTTTTCCAAATAGTACGGAACCGGAGTGGTAAATAATTTAATTCCATTTGAAAACAAAGTTATGTTCTGTCCATCGTCCCATACTTCAAAATCGAAATAATACGCATCAGGAATCACGCTTCCATTGAATATGGGAATTGGTTGTGCCGCCTCCGGTAGTGAACTTATCGGTGCTCCTCCTGCGGATCCAGACGGATAGTGCCGCTCCTCAGGGGATCTTGGATCTGAGTCGTTTATCGCCACCATCGGACCAGCGAATCCTACGAATAAATACTCCGACAGGTCCGCCTTCGCGCGAATGAAAAATCCTATCTGCCCGAGATCCCATGGGTCCTTGTTCCCAACGGACGTCTGGAAGAACCTCGCCTTGTATACTCGGGGAGAGTACGATCCGAGGTCCATGGCCGCGGCCGCAAACGGAGACAGCATATAAGCCCCTGGTTCCCCCCAGTATCCGTACCAGTTGTCATACATCCCTATCTGAGCGGTGACAACGAAACTCTTGGGTATCCATGACAATTCCGGGTGACCATAGGGATGATGGTCGGATAATTCCTCTCCGAAGTAATTGTCCTCTGGACGAAAATCCCTGAGAAGTATCATGCGTGCACCACCGTGATCCTTGAAGTGTCGAACACCGCGAGTTCATCGGCTGCCACGGAGATGTTTGTGGTCTGCCAGGATGATCCGTTAAGGCTCGCTTCCACGAGTATTCCAAACACGCCCTCAATGGTATTTATCGGAGTATAGAACTGGCTGAGTATGACGTCATGCCCCAAAACATATATCGCATCTGAGAACTCGATTATGGCCGAAATTATGGAGTCGTCTCCAGTGGATGGATATACGGTCCCTTCGTTGGGGTCGACATTGGGAGTTATCGTCACCCTCAAATATATTTCTTTATTATCGGGACGTGAGAACTTAACCGTATGGGAAGTTCCCTGGCTGTCAACTACCGTCTCCGACTCCTCTCCGAACGTCTCTATGCCCGCCGCCTTGGACGCGAATATCGCGGCCGCTATGTCGGCGTCATTCCCTCCGGATACTACCGCCTCGAACGAGTGGGGAGGTCTGCCGTCCGAGTCATACAGTCCGGTATCGTTCTCCACGATGTTCGCCTGCAGGACGTTGTCGACGTTCAAAATCGCATTTCGAATTCCGTTGACCGTCGCAGTCCCTGGACGGTTAAGGGTGATGGCTCTCCGGATTCTGAGTTGTGTGTCGGTCTCCGTTTCCCTTCCGACGACCGCGTCCAAAGTGTTCGTTACGGATGTCACTCCTGAGACCGGGGTCTCTATGACCGTCAACGTCCCGGACGGAGCCTGAGTCGATCCCGCAGTCTCCGCCTCAAAAACAATGTCGACATACCCAGACGAAACCGAACCTATAATCCCGGATGCAGCACTGATGAATCTCGACGCTGGACTCCCGGAAACTGAAGCGGTGAAACCGGCTGGAACCGAAGTCCCGTTCGTTCCTGACACCCTCGCCGTCACGTTGCTCTTCGTGGCCATCAGACGGAATATGTTTGTTACCTCTACCACTCTGTCAAGGCTAACCCCCTCCGCGGTGGAAGGGTACCTGCTATAGTATACGGCCTCCATCTCCTCCCAGACCAGCGACTCCCGCTCGGATATCGTCCCGATTATCTGTCCAAGCGGACCCTGTGGATCGATGTTTATAGCCGCGCCTAGTCTGGACTTGAAGTCGGCTTCAAGTTCTGCCTTTATATCCGCGAGTCTTTTTGGCGTAAACCCCGTAACTCCCAATCCAAAACTCATGGTATTGTCACCTCCGCTACTATGTTTCCCTCAATGGTCTGCGCCACAAATATCAGCGTCCCGACCCTGGTGCTGTCATCCACGGAAAACGTGTAATTTTCCAAACCAATAACCCCTGGGGATTTTAGTATTTCCTCACGAAGCATGTTATCCCGTAGTGTGGCATTTGGGTTTTTCCTGAGAATTTCCTGGAAGTACTTGACCCCCTTGGTCATTTCCAAAAACCATTCCCCATAAAAAGTTCTGAGCCGGTGGGTTATTCTCTGACGTATTTCCTCAATACCCGTAACGATCACGAGCGAGTTTCCAATGATGGATATGTCTCCGGACGAGTCCTGCAGTATGTCGCTCATGTCACTTCCCCTTGACCTTTGTCGTGCCCACGCACGCGGTCGCATTTATGGTGCATAGACCGTTCGGGGCCGTTATGACGAGCGCGGAAAGGTCTGACTTAAGCGCCAGAGCAGAACCGGATTCATCCCCGAGATTTATGTCCGAACTCGTTACGACGACCTTCGTGGCCGTGACATTCACCCGGCCGCCACTTGTGATCTCTATAAGTGAGTCCCCGTTCACGATCTCCAGGGACGTCGAAGGACACTTCGGAACCATGGCCGCCGGCTTGGGGTATATTCCCGGATACGCGACGGCGTCATTGAGAGAGAACTTCGCGGGGTCCTCCGGGTCAATCGATCCGCCCCGCTCAATCCACAGGTCCAGGGAACGCTCCGAGAAAACCAGCAACACATAGTCTCCGGCCGCTACCGGAATCTTCACCCAAGAGTCTCCGGCTCGGTAGAAAAGCACCGGCACTCCGGATATTACCGGAAGTTCCACGGCACTGTCCTCGTCAACATACTTCCGCCGGAGCATTGGGACGACCTTCGCCAATCCGGTAGAAGGGTCGAATGACTCGATCCTTCCGGGAAGGCACGTGTGCACGTCCACAAGTTCCTTCGCGATGGCGTTCGATATCAGTTGTGATATTGTGGTCCTAGATCTGTACTCCGGCATTTACCGTTCCCTCCACCTCTGTGTAGTAGTCTCCCATCATCGTGTCCCCAAAATGTCTGACTCTTATGACGTTGTACGTGCCGCTACCGGTATTCTCTCCGTCCCTAGTCTCAAGTTTGAACTTTCCCCCGGGTATGAGACGGTAGTTGAGCAGACTTCTGGCCATCATTCCCTTCTCGGTCTTGCTTGGGAGCCCGATTAAACCGGTGGTTGACTTAAGAAGCACGACGGTCTCGACGGCGCTCGCGCCCTTTGGATAAATTTGGATCGAATTATTCTGCGTATTCCACGTAAGGCCGCAGTACTCCGTTATCTGGTCGAGCAGTTTCTTGACCGTCCCCGAGAAGGCCTTTCCATTGATGTACTGTTTCGACAAGTCTCCGCTCTTAACGGATAGGTGCAGTCCGATCTTGGCGAGGGCCGCGTCAACGATTTGCTGGCACGTTGACCCCTCCTTGAACGAACACTCAATGTGCGCATTCTGAATCTCATAGAGTCCATCCCCGCACTGCATGGTGGTTATGATGTCCCCGCCATTTCGCTCGTGCTTTATCCCCTTGGTAGCTATGTCTCCCCAAAACACTATTCCCACGTCACCCTTGTATCCGGCCTCAAGCCTCATCTTTTCCGATGTGTTTTCAATGTATGCCCTGGAGTCCGGACTGAGGTTGTAGACGGATATCTTAGCCTTGTTCGGGTCACTGCCATCGTCCTTCTTTATGTCGAACGATATGCGGGTATTGAACTGTTTGGTCCCGATCGTAAGGTAAGCTTCCCGGATGAATAGGCGTGACATATCATGCCTCCGAGAAGTAGACGAGCTTTATGTCCTGGCCAAGATTGTCCCTGGTCGGAATTCTCTCGGCGCCAGTCTCATCCAGCACCATGAATGCACCCACAGGAAACCCGGGGATGCACCCAATATATTTCGACGTCAGTGGGTATGACGGAAGTAGTGGTATGCCGGCAAGCAACATGGTTCCTGCCGCATCCGCTATGTCCATAATCCACCGGTCCATGGTCCCATTGTACCGAAACGAAAGCGTATACAGAACGTCGTCGAGAACCACGTTTTCGAAGTAACTGTAGACGTCTGTCCTTACCGGTATCTCTATAAGGTTCATGGCCTCACCAGTCCGTTAAATATAGTTCCGGATCCGAATTTGTCAACGAGACTTGCCGCGATGGTTTTGTTCTTGTCCGAGGCGGACTTCGTCGCCTGGTGCCCTGAGTTCTCCGTTCCTGCCGTACCGTGTTTGACGTCGTCGGATGAGTTCGTGGAAGCGACCATGGAGGTTTCCACTATCGTGATCGCATCGAGCGTGGCCGTGAAAACGAGAGCCTTCCCGTTCTTAGAGTCCCTGACTGGACTGTACTTCGTTATCACCATGTTCTCATACACGCCGAGCGACCCGACGAAGTCGAACGGCTCGCGGCTGTTTCTAAGGTTAAGCAGGAACTGATGCGCAGCTTCAGACCGGTTCTTAAACTGCTGTCCAGTGAGTATTTTATCCAACCCGACAGGCGTGTTGCTTACGATTCCCTCTATGGTCAGGCTTACGGGATCCAGGGCGATATGGTCAGTGATGTCCGCCCCGCTCTCAACCTGGGACTTGGTCGGGGTAGCCGAGTAGTTCGGGGTCTCGGAAAGTATGACGTCCATCTCCAATGAAATGTTGTCAGTTCCTCCCTTTTTTCCCGGGAGGCAGAATCCCTTCTTGCTGTTCTTCCCCACTATGAGCTGCATCAAGGCCATGGAATTACCTCGCTATGGATGGGGCGAAGTCCATGCTGGACTCCTGGATAAGGTCACCGAAAATCTTGTTTACCACGTCCGCCACGATCCCGCCGGTCTGATCATTCGTCATTCCACCGTTGAGAGTTATACTCACGCTCGGCTTGAACTCAATGCGGCCCCCGGGGGTATAGTTAGCGAGCGTGTTCCTATACGATGTCGGCTGCGGGGCGGAGTTCCTAATCAGGTTGCCGACATTACTTATAGCCTCCGTGCCCATGAGGGGATTACCCTGAATCTCCGCCGACACCCGGGTCATATACTTTCCCATGAGTCCAGGGACAAGGCGGAAAAGCCTGGTCCAACCCTCAATGGCCCTGTCGAGTAACGACACCATGGGACTCAGGAAGTCCTTGACCGCAGAGTTGAGCCGGCTGAGCCATCCCCAAATGGTCTTGAATACATTTACCAGCACGTCGAACTGACTGGCCAGGTTACTGAAGACGTCGTAGACGAACTTGAAGGCCTCCGGGAACCGCTTTTGAATCTCTCCCAGCGCCCTGCCGAGCAGAGAGTCCTTTCCATTGAAGAACCCGACGATGTCGTCCAGTAGGATGTAGATGGCCGCTACGGCCGCGCCAATTGCGAGCGGGATGGCAAGGAATTTTATTTGCATCCATAATGCGGCGGCGCCAACGGCCGTCAACCCGGCCGCCATGATTCTCGTCCACCGCTCGAATCCTCCGGTGCTCTCGATGATCTTCTTGCCTGCCTCGATGATGAATCCGAAAGCCTTCCCCAGATAGGTCGCGTACTTTACGATCTCAGAAAAGAAAAGCTTAAGGTTCGTACCGATCGCCTGCCGGTTCAACCTGAACCACTCTATGAATTTTTTAAGGAGATCCGAGAATACCGGCATCAATGAAATTCCGATCTCATTCCTTAGCCCAGACATGGCGCCTTGAACGCGCTTCATGCTATCCATAAACTCCTCGCTCTGCTTGATGGCGCTCTCGTCCATTACGAGTCCGAAGTTTATCGCCTCCTGGGTAATTTCTGCCAAGTGCTTGGAGCCCTGGTTCAGCATTGGGATCATGTTTATTCCGGACCGTCCGAAAAGGTCGACTGCGAGCGCAGTTTTTTTCGGTCCATCTTCCATTCCCTTGAACTTGTCCGCTATCTGCCCAAGCGCTTGCTCGGTATTCAACATTTTTCCATTAGCGTCCTTATACGACATGCCCAATGCGTTGAACTTACGTTGCGCTTCGGAAGAACCTCTGGAGGCGTCATAGAGCGCGGTGTTAAGGAACTTCATGCCGACGGTGAGTTCTCCGGTATCGACGTCTGCCATTTTAGCGGCATACTGCAGAGCCTGCAAGTTTTGAGTGTTCATGCCTATCTTCTGGGCGGTCTTCGCAGTTTCTTCTCCCCATTCCGCCGTACTTATTACTATGTCGGCAAACTTCTTTACCGTCTCAACCGCAAAGAGGGCGGCGACCACGTGCTTGACCTGCTTTATGGTCTTCTCCATCTCTGTCAACTGCTTCGTGTCTATCTCGAATCCCCACGTGGTTACCAGTTCTCTGACTGTCATGGCTATCCCTCCTTCGATTGATTTTTTCTATTCTCCCAGTCCTGGGCCTCTTGTTGTATGTCAAGGGCCTCGTGGGCGTCCGCGAGGTCGTTCAGCGTCCAGTTTCTTGAGATTTCAGTGAGCGTGGCAACTTTTGAGATGACGGGTCTCCAGACGAACCACTCGACGTTTGAAGGACCTGGCTTAAAGTCCGACGTATTTTTCCTATGACGCCGGACTTTTCGGCCAAAAAATCGGAGTAGTTGTACTTGAAGGATTCGAATGCGACGTTGAACATGTGAAGCACCCGACCCCTGAACTGGACATCCGGCTGAAGTTCCATGCCCGTCCCGAGATGGACGACGGACAGGAGTTCCCTGATGATCGCCGTGGTGTCACTGTTCAGGTTGTCGGCCAGGGACATGAAGGCAGACTTGAAGTCGACCTTTTGCTCTGCAATTCCTTCCAGGTCCGAGATGCCGCCAAATGCTGCGCCAATCGGTTTTAGTATCTTGTTTGAGATTTTCATGAGGAGATCCGCGGACTTGAACGGATCCAGGTACCAGAACTCGTACTCGTTTTCATCGACCGTTATCTTCTTTGACCCTTGCATTTTAGTCCCCCTTTTTTAATACGTTATGAGTTTCCCCCAACAAACACGTCCATGGCCGCGCTGTCTAACAGCCACTTGCGGTCAGATGACTTGCTGCCGAACGTGGTGGCTGGCAACTTCTTTATCCAGGTGCTCTCCGAGAAGATCATCGTCCGGCCGAGCGCGTCGCGTAGGGTTACGGGAACGACGCCCGTCCCGGTAGCGCGGTCGATTGCGGCCTGCGCGGAAAGGTAGTCGTTCGAATCGGACGCCTGGTCGAGGGTGATGGTGATGTTGCCTGCCGTGTTCGCCGACTGTACCCGGGTGCAGTCTCCGTCAGCCCCGATCTTCTTGGTGAAGGCGTCCTCGTCGTAGTCTGCCTCAACGAACGTGTCCTCGGCGTATCCGGAGATGATCTTGGCCCCGACGATGAGCGAAATTTTCTTGGGATTGTAGTTCTTCATGATCCAGTCCTCCTTTATTTTTCGGCCCGGAGTACCTCGCGCTTGCGAAGCCTCCGGACCATGGTTTTAGAAGTGAACTTTTCCGTTGATGACGACCGCATGAATGGCACCTGTAGGAATGGCGGTCCATTTCAAGTCAGTCAGAATTCTGGTCTGCTTCTGAAGCGCCGTGAAGTCGGATGCCTTCGGCCGAGTGATAATGTAACTGGCATATATCCCGTAGTTCACCGCCTGTTTCAGGATCTGCTCCTGAGCATTTGCGATCAGGTCTATTCCCTGGTCGGTGAACGGGATCTTGTCAGTTGTGACCATACTGTAGAAAATGTTTTCCGATGATCTCGCTTGCACCCAGTCGTTTCCGACGATGACGTCGATCCACTCGCCCTCAGCCATATTTCCATTCTGCACGATATTGACGCCACCAATGCGGACGTAGTAGTTCGCGCCCTTGGCCTTGGCATACGCGATCTCGGATGCGTTCAGGTCGTCGTAGGCGATACCTGCGAGGGTCTTGAGGGACAGAGTGATGGTTCCAGGTTGCGCCGGAAGCGCGACGCCAAGCCATGCGGCCTCGGGAAAATTAGCCTGGTCACCAGACCAAACGTAGGCCGTGCGCGCATATGCCCGAGTCTGGAGTTGGGTTGAGATGTCCGTCGATCCTGAGGTAATTACTGCCGCCTCGTCCGAGCATGCGATGAAGATCTTACGCCGCGACTCGATCCATGCGGCCGCCGCCAGGATGTCGACATTTTGGCGAGAGGTAAGCATGAGCGCATACCACGAGTCTCCAAGCACTCCGGAAGCGACGATCTCGTCGAGAGCCGAAGCGACTCCAACGTCTTCGACAGATGCGGCGCGGCTCATGTTTACGGTGACGGTGGCCGTGAAAGGCTCCCCTGCATTGTCCGTGGTAAGGGTCAGAGTCTCGTTGGGGGCGGATCCGGATAACGATGCCGTTACCGGCTCGGTTCCGGCATTGATTGCGTCGCGTAGGGCCGTGGCGACGGCGGTCTTGCTCGCAGGAACTCCTCCCGGGGTATAGGTGAAGGCCACACCGTTCAAGGTCACGGTATACGCGGAATCTGACAGGTCCTCGACCGTGATGACGTCAATCTGCGCCACGTTAATGCCTCTCTTTCCGATCAGGACGTCTACTGGCTTTAACTGCTGTCCAAAAAGCTTTGATGCCGCGATGTACTCAGCATCATTGATCTCGAAGTCCTCGGCCACATCATCGATGCTTGAATAGAGCTTCAACAGATCCGACGCGTTCTCCCCGAGTATCAGGGCGCGACCGAATCCCGCCTGGTCAATGGTGGCGGTCTCCCTGCTGATGGTCACGTTTACGACTGACTCAATTCCCATGACATTACCTCCCGATATTGTTTTGTGTCTGAACCTCTGCGATATCCCCAGAGTCGAAACTCTTTTCAGAAGCCACTAGGATGCCGAAGTCGAACTGCGCCCTGGACTCCCATACGTCATTGTCGAGCAACTGCGTAAGATCGTTCACGCCTTCGGCGGTTGTCAATCCGATGTTCGCACTGTCAAAGAAGTCTATCACCGTTGGAAGTTGCAGACTTGTCCTTAGGTCCATGGCATTCTGTATCGCGTCGTCGGAGTACACGCACACGCTGACCATGAGCAACCTGTTACCGCACAACCGGTTTCCGTCCCTGACATGGTCGTTACCTCCGAACGGAGGGCCGCTCTTTATCGTCAGGGACACGAACGGCTTAGCCGGCTTGGTTCCGTTCTCATTCTCCCAGATGACCGCGTAGTCACCGAAATTGTTAACTGCCCACTCATATACTGCGTCCTGCACGGCGTAAATCTCGAAACTCTTTCCTGCTGCCAGTGTGGTTGATCCAGAAACGGAAACGGGGGATCCAAGCTCCCCATAGTCGTTCTCGGAAATCACCCAGAAAAAATATTCAGTATCCGGATCCAGTCCCCTCACCATTGCCCTCTGGAATCCCTGCATCACGAGGCACCCCATCGCGGACAAAGACCTGTCATTTTCCTTCCCAAAGTAGACGCGGTAAAACTCCGCATCTTCAGCGTCTACCCACGACAGGGTTATCGCCCTGTAAGTGCTCGACTCAACCGTCAATAGGGAAGGGGATTCCATCTCCTATCCCTCCACGATCTCGAGGTCGGCCGTGCCGTCGTCGCAGGCGGCCCATACGTCGTTTATGAATACCGAGTCTGCCATGGTCATGCGTGCGCCCGGATCAAGTATTGTCCCTTCGTTTCGGTTTGCGATCCCTGGGATGGGTGTGGTGACGGTTGCCGCCAATGCAGTGTTGTCCACGCCCTTGATGACTTCGGATACGACGGCGGTTACATTTGCGGGTGCGATGCCTTCGGTTTTGGCATAGACGTCCATCCGGAGTTCTTCACCGTAGCGTTTGAGCTTGACGTCGTATGGTTGAATCAGTTCCTGGTCCACGTATCCATCGGTCCCGGTGAACCGAACGGACAATCCGCGGTTGTTGGCAACGGTTTCAACTTCGGTCACGTTCTCAGTTGGCTCAGTGGTAAATGCGATCCCAGGAGTTCTGGCCGTAAGGATAAGTGTTTGGTTTGGATCGGTTCCTCCCAGCGATGCCACGAACAAGTCATCCGCGGCATTGATCGTAGCCATAAGTGCCTCGACGACCTCGTTCTTGTCCGCCGGTACGCCGTCTGGAATATAAGTGTAGTCATCGTCCGGCGTGGAAATTGTGTAGGGAAATTCCTCGAGACGGTTGACCGTGTAGGTCATAGTCTGCTTCTCGCCCTGGTAACTCGATCCCGTTACCGTAGTGTTATCGCTGATCGTCGACAGCGCCCTGAGTGCCGTCTGGACTTCTGTGGCCGTGGCGTCAAAGTCAAGTTCGGAGGTTAGTTGCCCTCCAAACTGGAGCTTGAAGGTACCCTCGGTCGCAGGAAGGTTGACGTAAATTTCCTGGATCTCATCGGTTTCGACAGTTTCATCCTTCAAGGTAGAGTCTGTCACCTGCAGAATCGCTGCGTCCGCATGCGATCCCGTGAAGGTAACTGAGAAACCTGCCTCCGGGGAAAGGGCTGCCACGGTCACGGCCTCGAGCCCAGTTACAAGCCGGATTGCCTGCTGCACTGCCGCGGCGTTGTCGTTAAAGTTTATCGCGGCGCTCTTGTTAGCGCCGAACTTTACCTTGTACGTCCCGACTGTCGGAGCCGCCGAGAAAACGATATGCTGGACCTCGTCCGCGTTCCAGTCGTCTGACACCAGCGTGTTTTCCGTGATGGTCAGAAGCGCGATGTCAGCTGCGTCCCCTCCGAACGTGATTGTGAACCCATCCGGAAAGTTACCATCGACGGATGCGGTATCCAAGCCCGTTAGGGTCCGGATCGCGGTCTGTACGTCAGATGCAACCGCATCGTAATTGATGGCAGAGGTTGCGAGGGCGCCGTAGTTCACCTTGAAACTGCCGGCGGAAGGAATCAGCGGATGCGCGAAGGCGATCCTCTGGACCTCGTTCTGCGACTGCACGAAGTTCGCTCCGATCTTTATGGCGATGGAGTTTTCCGCGCTCTTGTTCTGGAGAGATAAATACTTGCGGTCCGAGTTCGCGGCCAACACCTGTTGGGGAACCACCGTCACTGTCACTGTGCTTGTCGATACGG